ATGGCCAATTTTGAGAAAAGGGGCACGACGGTCCGCGCCCTGGTCCGCATGAAAGGTCAGCGTATTAGCGCTACTTTCGACACGGAGAAAGAAGCCCGCGATTGGGCAAAGAAGACGGAGAAGCGCATCAACGAGGGCGAGCAAATCCGCAAGTTCGATGACTCAGCCGATCCCTCTGTTGCCTATGTTCTCGAACGGTACGCGCGCGAGATTTCACCGACCAAACGCGGCGGTGTGACCGAGGCATATATTCTGCGTGCGGCTGCGCGTGACTATCCAAAGCTCTTTTGCAAGCGCGTGACGGAATTCAGCACGGAAGACATTGAGGCTTACGTTAATCAGCGCAGCAGCGTAACCAATAAATTCGGCCACAAGAACTCAAGCGGCACCATCCTTCGTGAGCTTCGCGTCTTGTCAGTCGCGTTCAAGTTCGCAATCAAGCGCTGGAAGATGCCATTCCAAGATGGCGATAGCCCTGTGCGAGACATTACCAATCGCCCAAAGATGCCAGACCACAGGAAACGCCGCGTCGGCGACGATGAGGCCAAGCAGATTTGCGCCCAGCTTGACTATGTCGACGGCACTGCGCCGCAGACGCGGAAGCAATGGACCGCATGGGCGTTCCAATTCTGCCTAGCAACTGCAATGCGCAAGGGCGAAGTTTTCGCAGCGACGTGGCAGCACGTACACACTGACGCGTTGTATATCCACCTGCCGGAAACCAAGAACGGCTTTGCACGCGATGTGCCATTAAGCCCGCGCGCGCTCGAATTGCTGGCGCTGCTCAAGCAGGGTAAAGGCGCGCAGAAACTTGTACCGGTGGCTCGCAAGACTGCCGACAGCCATTTTTTCCGCGTCAAATTGCAACTTGGCATCAAAGACCTGCACTGGCACGACACGCGGCACGAAGCCACGACGCAGCTCGCAAAGAAGCTCACTAACACCCTTGAGCTTGCAGCAGTGACCGGGCATAGGTCGCTAGCGATGTTGCACCGGTATTTCAACCCGACCGCGACAGAAATGGCGCGCAAGCTCGTATAAGGGGGCGGGCATCATGGAACAACATCAAGGCTTCACCGGTCGCGAGCTGTACGAAATCTGGCGCAGTCACGCGATCAAACAAGGCATGACGCACCCGCCTGCATGGGATGACGCAGACGCCGAAACGCGGGCTACGTGGGAAGCGTTCGCCGCGCAGATCATGCCGAGCGACTAGGGAGGGGCAACGCCATGAAGACCGTCAAGGAAGCACTCAACGCGCCGCACGTATGGTCGGCGCTTGAGCCGGAAATCGCAGCCATCGACGCCGACAGCGTCGTCGGTGAGGCAGTTGTCACGCTGCTAAACAAAGTCGAGCAGGTGCTACTTGTCGAAGCCAGCGACGGCGGCGCGCTCGACAGCGATATCTATTACGGCTTTGTCCGGCTCGCACTGCATCAGGCTAACGTCTGGTACTTCGGCTAAGCACGAGCGCTCAAACGAAAACGCCCCCGAAACCGGGGGCGTTTCTTTTTACGGTGGCGGCCTGCGCGGGCGCCCTTTCCTCATCTTGAGCGACACCGGGGCCGGCGGTTCTGCCGGCAGCTCCGGCGGCGGCGTCGGTGCAATCTCGTTGTCGGGTTGCCGTGGCGCGTGTACGTCAGGCATGCCGGAACGATCAGCAAGCCATTTCAGCACGACATGCTTAAGCCACAGCGGGCGACGCACACCGGCGATACGGGGTGGCAGGCGGTCCGGTTTAGCTGTCGAGTACCCGCGCACTGTTTCCTCACTGTAGCCGAGGAAGCTAGCGAGCTTCTTAGCATCCCAAACTTCGTCTTGTTCGTCCATCGCTCATCCTTACTGCACCTGATTTGGTGGCTCGTCGTCGTCATCGCGCGCCAGCAGCGTGCGAATGTAGGCTTCCTCTGCATCGGTAAGCGGCATGCCGTGCTTCACGATGGCGAGCACCCTCTCGGCTTCCTCTGCTGAGATTTGGACGGCACGCACCGTTGCCATCGTGTGCGCGTTAATTTCTTCCTGCATCGTGTCGAGTATCTCGCCAACGTCGCTGCCCGCATCATCGCCACGCGCGAACGCACGGCTTAACAGGAGCGAGAACGCCCACGCGCCGCCGTAGAAGGCATCACGCATGCTGTCGACTTGGTAGTTCGGAGCGTGCGGCGGTATCGCGCCAGCGCGAAACATGGCCCACATATCGGCGAGCGAGCGGGCATCTTGGATATTGGTCAATGGCATAGTTCCATCCCCCCGGCCACTTAGAGTGGCAAAAAGTAAAACGTCGTACCGGCAGTCTTGCCGACATGGGTACGGGATAACGCGCCGGCGTCGTACATGACGCGAGTCAGTGACGCGACGCGCTGATACGGCTGGTCGAAGTGCTCGGCCAGTTCCGAATTCGTGAACCCTTGCGGGTCATGCTCTTTGAGCAGTTCGACCACCGCTGTCCAGGTGAGGCCGCTCGGAGCCTTAATCATTTCGCGTTTCTTCATTTGTGCACCTCTCTTGTCGTTATGGTCTTTCCGACGTTGCTAGGTCATGCATCAATCTCCATCAGAGTGCCAATGCTTCGCCACGCTCAGCCTGCGCGGCGCTGGGCTGGGTCTTGCCGACGTTGATTAGCGTCACCTTGACGGCGCCGGTCATGTCGACGCATTCAACGAGCTTGCGCCATGCCCGCATGTCGGACGTAGCTGATACCGTCTGATGGCTAAACCCGTCGGCAGCGCTTACGGCGAAGGTGTACAGGCGTTCGCGGTGTGGCATTTACTTCCTCTCATGCATGGACAACAGATAGCGGGCGATGGATTCGCACCTGACAAATAGCTCGGCGTCGCTGCCTGCATCCGGCGGCTCTGTTGGATCAGGGTGCAGCTCGGCATAGCGGGCGCAAAGCCGGTCGAGATATGCGCGCAAGTCGCTGAGCGTGCCGCGCCGCGTCAGCTCTTCGAAGCGATGCGTACGCCCGCGCTCAGCCAGCAGACTTGCGTCGATCAGCGCATCAAGGGCCGCGCACCCTGCCGGGCTGGCTTCCTTGTCCGTCGCAACGTGGAGCACGAAGAAAGGCGACGGACCCTCGTCCAGCATCGTCTTTACATGCCGTGTCAACCAGAAGTACCGGTCGGCGTTTCTTGCTTGTGCGTCGCTCATCTTGCAACCCTCCTTTAGCGGTCGCCCCATGGGGTCGGGTCGTACCCGTATTCCCATTCGTGGATCAAGTACGCAATCGCGCTGAGGTCATCGGCAGTCGGCGTGTAGCCCTGCACTGGCCGGATGATGCCGCCGCGCGTCTGTATGAAGTTCGCCCGCAACTGCCCGAACGCTGCGTTGATATCGCCCCAGCGGTCGCACAGTTCGCTGCTTGCCTGCGGCATGGTCTGCACCTCCCTTACTCGCGTGCGAGTACAGCAGCCACGGACGCGCGCATAGAGCGGCGGCGCTCGTCTGCGCGTGCCGGGGCCATTGCCAAGTCGTATAGCTGCATCCATTGCGCGTGACGGGGCCTCCGGCACTCCGGACAGCAATAGGCCGTCTCGTCAAAATAGCCGGTGAACCAATCCCAACCGTGTCTGCGCATGGGTGCCGGCGGGAAAGGCCTTTCGCCATGCCTGCCGCAGAAGACGCAAAGATGCATCGCGCCCCTCCTGTGCACTCCAAAAGCGGTTGTCGGAACCCGAATAAACTTCGGGCGCTTTCCTTATCCGACCGGTTCGCTCACCTGGAGTGACTGCGGCGGCGTGCGCCTGCCGCGCGCCTCGAATTGCTCGATGGCGCTGATGATTTCCGCGATGGTGATGGCAGAGATTTGCATTTCCACTACCTCATTTCTTTTTGTTGGGGCCGGGCAGGATCGTTGTCCGCCTCTGGTCTGGGTGTTGCCGGTGTTACGAAGCGAGCGCGACCTCGCCGTTAAGCCAGTGTTGGAGCCAGCGCTTAAGCGCTGACACGCTGCCATTAAGCCGGATGAACGGGACATGCAGCTTCTTGGCTGCCTCGTCTACGTCATGCCCGGTAAAGTTCGTCATGCCTATGACAACGTCGCAGCCTTGCGCGCGAGCGGCCATGCCAGCGCCACCATGCGCACCGCTGCCGCCGCTCTGCTGCGACTTGATAAAGGTAAAGTCGAGCGTGTCACCGAACGCGCGCCGTACGTCTTCAGCTTGTTGGTTCAGCAACCCGACCACGCAGACGCGGGGCTTATGGTCGCGCGGCGCTACAGACACCGTGCCGACGCCGTCGACTTCCGCATTCGGCTTCAAGACTGCGACGTTAGACGGCAGCGTGCCGGGCAGCGATTGGACCACCGAAGCAATGCGCGCCGCAACGGCTGCGTCGAGCGATTCGCTGATGCTCTCCATCAGCGCGCCTGCGATCTTCTGGCCGAGCCGCTTGAGCAAGTCGTCAAACGATGCGTTCTCGAAGGTGGCCGCGACGGCTGCATCGACTGCCTCTTGGCGCTCGCGCGCTTCGGTGGCGATGCGCTCCGCTTCGGCAGCTTCGCGTTCGGCGCGCTCGCGCTCTTCGCGCTCAGCCCGCGCGCGTGCTTCCTGTTCTTGCTTGTCGAGCTGCTTCCATATCGGCAATAGCCACTCAGACACAAGGGACATTGTGGAAATGTCGCGCTGGCGGTCGTCGTCCAGCTCGATGTTCGCGGCGCGGACAGCGTCGAGCGCCGGGATATCGGCGCGGATCATGATTTCCCGACTACGCCGCGCGATGCGCTCGCGCTCTTCCTGCGTCCACCGAACCGCTGCCTTTTGTGCCGCCGTTTCCGCTTCCGCCTGTTGCTGAACTGGCAATGATTCGGTGGATTCTTCCGCCGCCCGAAACTCTGCACCAGTTGTGGGCACGCTTTCGGAATCTCCTGTAGACTCCGCATCCGCTGGCAACAGCTCGGCCTGCTGCGCGACCTCTGCTACTGCTACTTTTGCTACGGCTGCTACGGTTGCGTCGGGCTGTACTGCTGCCGGCGTTTGTTCTGTCTCTTGTTGGATTGAGTTAGCGAATTTCGATCTTTTCACCGTCACTGCTACGGGCCTGCCATTCGATTGCGGGCCGTCGTGAGCCACCCCGGCGAACTCTTGCCACAGCGGCATTAACCATGACGCTGTCGACTTCCAGTTCTTAAAGCTCGGGCGTTGCCTTTCTTCAGGCAAAAGCATTTGCGCATTTTGTAGCGCAAGGGCGTCACTCAATCCCGAATCAATTTTCTTTAGCCTTAGCGACTCGCGCGCGACGATTTTTTTCTCATCGTCCGTCCAGAGGATGCGGGCTGAATTCGTTGCAGCATGCGGCTTGGCAGCCATAGTCGGCCTCCCTTTGGCAATTCGTGGCTTCATTCGTAAAAATGTCATAGCATGACAAACCTGTAATAAATGACCTCTTACTTTCCGCTACTTTCCACTCGTTTCCACTAGTTTCCACTGGATATGTTTTGATTCTCCAGTGAGCACTTAATATAAGACAAACGTAACATTTACACTCCTGTCGATACCTTTGGTTACAGCAGTGGAAACGAGCGTATTAACGACGATTTATTCGAACGGATGCCGCACGTCATGCGCGCCGGCCCTCGCCAGCGCGACGAGCGCCTCAACGTCGAAGTGAGGGCCGTACACGCGCACGCCCCGATAGAGGAAAGACTCGCGCGCGCGGTGCTCGAAACTTGTCAGGCAGCATTTGAAGACCGTTTGCACGAACTCGCTTTTGGTCATGTGTTGGGATAGCTGCCATTTGCGCGTGTACTGCGGTTCGGGCAGGCCGGTCACAATGTCGGGCGCGACATACATCGCTTGCAGGTAGAGCGCGCCGCCGCTGTTCTCGAACAGCCCGAACGTGTAGTCACAGAACGCAATCAGGCTGAGCGCTTCGGTCATCTCGTCGCGGGTCATGCTGCCTCCTTCGCCTGCTTGCCGAGCTGCCCGGATTCCAGCCAGTACGCGCGCAGAAAGCCCGGCTCGTCCTGCGGCTTCGTCTTGAGCGTGCCGAACACCAGCACCGAATCGAAGATGCGTTCGTTAGCCAGAAGGCTTAGCCAATTGAAGAGCTGCGCCCGACCGTCAATGTCGAGCACGTCGAAGCGGTCGAACAGCGCAAAGCGCGCGCCGGAAAAGTGTGCGATGGCCAGGTTAAGCACGGCGTCGCAGCGCCATTGCTCCGACTCGCTCAGCAGCGCGTACGGCAGGCCTTCGGCTTCGAGTGCCATGTCGTCATTCAGCGTGACGTGGGGCCAGTCCGCGAGCTGCGCATAGTCCAGCAGCAGACGGTTAAACGGGCGGATCGCTGTCGCCAGCAGCTCAGCCGGTAAGCCGTCCGGGGCGAGGTGCTTCGCGATTTCGGTCCAGTCGATGATTTCGTCATGGGCTGAAGCTGCCGCTTCAGTGGCTTTCTTGCAGACCTCGGTGCTATGCTTGCGATCTTCGTGCGCTGCCAGTTCCAGATTGAGCGCGGTAACTTCGTCGGCGTACTCAGCCACGACGCTACGTGCGAGCGGCAGGTGTTCGGCTGCATCGCCAGCGTCGGTTGCCGGGATGAGCGCATCGCCCTTCAGGCTGACGCCGCCGCCGCAGTGCGGGCAAGTGAGGGACAGCCCCTGCTGCCGCGCTTGCTCTTCAAGGGCGCCAAGTTCCTTTAGCGCGTGGTCGTGCGCTTCCTGTACGCGCGTAATGCGCTCAAGCGCGGCATTGTGTGCGGCCACGTCGTACGGCTCAGCCTGCACAGCGGACCACTCGCCGCCCTTCCTGTGGCCGTACACCTCGCCGGTGATCGAGCGCCACACCCCGCGCGCTTCGGTCGCGCGGTCCTTCGCGAACTTGCACGCCGCCGGGAAGCCAGCATGCAGGACAGTGACGGCCAGCTCGGCGAGCATCTTGTCGCAGCCGCGCCGGTGCAGACGTTCGGCGATTTCCTTCGGCGCGAGGCTGACGCGCATCAGGTCGAAAAGAAACGTCCGCCGCTCGTCCTGCGGCATCTGCGCGAACGCGCGCGGGTTCGTCAGGCAGTGCAGCACAGCCGCCGGCGGCAGCGCTGGCCCACTCACTTCATGCCAGAGCGGCGGCAGCGTCGCAGCCGCAATGCCTTGCTCGCCTTCGCTGGTGTAGGTGACTGCGGCGTCGGCCACCTTGGCGCCGGTCGACACAATGGCCTGATGCTCACCCTTGACGCTGACGCGCGACGGAATGCCGGTGAGCGCGAAGCGCACGCCCTCTGCAATAGAAGTCTTGCCGGCGCCGTTCGAGCCGCAGAACAGCGTAACTGGCGCGTCGGTCGGCGCGAATACGGCGCGGGCGCCGCAATAGTTTTCGATGGTCACGTTATCAATGCGCATGGCTATTCCCCTTCTTGGCTGGCTTCGCCCTGGTCGTCATCGGTCTTGTCTTTCTTCGACCGGCGGCGGGCTTGCTCGATGATTGAGCCGGCATCGGTGTCTGGCCCGACGTTCGGGAGCTGCATTTGACGCGGGTCGACCAGTACATCGTCCACCCCGCCCATGTGCTCGCCGGAGTTCGCGACCACGATCAGGCAGGCTTTGCCCCGCGCTTCGCACAGATCAGCTAGCGCCGGGTCGCGCATCGGCAGCGCGAACACTGCTTCGACCTTGTCGGCGAGGCTGACTTTCTTGAGGTCGCCGACGACCGTCACGCGACCGGCAGACGCGATGAGCTTTACTGCCTCGCGCACGTTGCGCGTGACGCGCTCGCGGCAACGGTCAATGATTGCCTGCTGTTCGTCTTCGGAGAGCTTCGGCCAGATATCCGGCAACAGCCGCAGCTCTTGCAGGATGCCTTTGAGCAGGTCGCCAGCTACGGTCTCGCTCGTCATTTCGATTACTTCGTCATCGGCGCTCATAACGTCCCCTTTTGTTACGCAAAAGACTGCCCACCATCGCGCGGTGAGCCGCGCGATAGCTCTTTAAGATCAATCTCTATGGGTGGCCGGCGGTCCTCGGCCCCTCCCAAGGCGGCGGCGAAACAGGCCGCGCAGCGTGAGGGCGCCGGCCAGTGACGGCTATTCCATAGCCCGGCGGCGCTCGACCCGTTCGGCCTGCTGCGGTTGCGCTTGCTTGAGCTGCGACAGATCCATCTCGGGCTGTTGCTCCGTGAGCTGCGCCGGCGCGTCGCCTTCGTCGGGCTGTTCGCGCTCGTCTTCTGGCAGGAATGTGAATTCGCCTTCGATGACGCCGTATTCGATTTGGTTCTCGGCGCGGCTCGCGCGGTCGTCTAAGTCGAACGCGGTTTGCAATTCGATGCTGACCGGCAGGTATTTGAAAATGCGGCGTAGCACCGTCTTACGACCCATCTCGACGTAGTGCTTAGCCCAGACTGTCGCGCCCTTGTCTTTGGCGAACGCGTAGTTCTGCGATGCGTCGCGAATGGCGTCGACCTGATCTTTGCTCATGACTTCGAACGCGTGCCCGCCGTCCTTGAGCTTGGCGACGGCATAGAACGCAATCACCTTGCCCCGGTCGCCGGTCAGCAGCGGGCGGTGTTCGAGCTTTTCATAGAGGCCGTACTCATAGACGAAGTGGTCGCGCTCGCAGACTTCATGCGCGGCAATCGAGATGACCTGACCCGAGCGCCGGGCCAAGTCAATCAGCCCCTTATAGCCCAAGATGATTTGCACCTCGACGGTGTTGCGGCGCCGGTTCTCGAACGGAATCAGGTACGCATGCCCGAGCGGCGTATTCGGTTCGAGGCCGAGCTGTGCGCATTGCACCAGCGAGCTAAGCAGTGATTCGACCTTGCATTCGAGCAGCTTCGGCGTGGAGCGCAACGCGCCCAAGGCAATGCCGATGAGCCGGTCGGGGCTGATGTGCTTCGGCAAAACGTCCATGATGGCTTTGCGCTGGCTCTCAAAGAACTTGCGCACGTTGCCGAAGCCGGCATCGCGGGCAACCATCTTGCTCGTCTTGCGCAGCTCGGCGGCGTCGGGCGCCTGCTGTTGCTGCTTACTGCCCTTCAACTCTGAGATTGTGGTCATGGTGTCTACTCGTGAAAGTGGCAATAGTCCCAGCGAGCGCAATACTTCCTGCTGCACAGATTCGATTGCGGATTCGGCGGGAACAGACCGCTGCGGAACATGTCCGCCGCGTACTCGATGAGGCCGGGCGTGCCGTCTCCGCCAACCATCACGCGACGCGCGTCGAAGACGGGCGACACTGCGATAGCGGGCTTTGTCGTCGTGCTCAGTCCGACGACTTGAGCGCCGGAAGTGCGCACGCCCTTTGTGTGGTCGTACAGCAGTTGATATGCGCCGAGCTGCGCGCTGCGCCCCTTCGTTTTGACGTAGCCTTGTGAGATGACAGCGCGGCCTGATTTCAGATCGGGGATAACGAGGCCGGCGGCAGTCTTCGACACGCGGGCGCGGTCCATCCTGCCTGTGAGCGTCACGACGATGCCGCCGCCGCAATCAATGTCCATCGGGTCGAGCGCCGTCTCAACGTCGGTGTAATGCATGCGCGGCGCGACCTGCGCGCAGTACATCGCATGCAGCGACAAGCCGATGCGCTCGGCATCGCGCACGCTCAAGTCATCGGCGGTGTAGTCGACATCGAACTCGGGATGGTTGAGCGTGTCGACCAGCACTGCGGCGGACTCGGACGGCTTGATGCTTTCCCCCTGGACGAGCGCCGAGTCATTGACGGCGGTACTGGCGTGCAATGCGGTACCCAGCAGCGCGCGAACGCCGGCGGCCTTGCCCTTGCCGAGTATGTGCGTCCACTCCCATGCATACGCGCAGTCGAAGAGCGCCCCCCACGACGACGCGCGGACTTTGAAGACGGTTGGCGCGGTCATGCTGTCACCTCTTCGGGAACGTCGTCATGGACCGGCAACCCAGTGATCGGCCTGAGCCACGCATCAGGGCAATCGGCGTCGGTAGTGATAAGGCAGGCGCCCGGGAAATAGCAGGGGAATTGCTTCGGCGCTTGAAAGCGCACCACCCACACGGGGCCATACGGGCAGAAGTTCAACGAAGCCTGCAGGACTTTGACAATCTGCCCGATGAGTTCCGGCACCGCGTCGGCGCGGGTGACGATGGCGAGGTCGTTCGGTTTGCAGTTCATACGAGCCTCACGTACGCGTACGAGCGTTGCAGGCGCTGCGGCAGCGTGGCGATGGGTACGCGCGGCGCTGCGGTCTTCGCTTGTTCGAACCACCGACGGCGCTGTGCGCGTGACAGGCCGCGCAAAAATGCGCGATGGCGCAATAGCTTGAGCACTGTTTCCGCCCTCCAATTAATGACCCCAGCTCTATCAATCGTCGCCTTGTCGGTTTAGTCTGCGAGCGCTATAAATTCTTTCGTGCGAGTCACTATAGGAGACGAAGAATTAAAAAAAAATACGCTGGTTTACACGCTTCGTAGGACAGAACCCGACAAGGGAGGCAAACAGATGGACGCCAAGCGCATCATCAAATTGGCAGGCGGCAGCAAAGAATTCCAGAGGCTTACGGGTCTCTCGTTCCCGCAGATTTCACACTACCGTACACGCGATTACATTCCTTCACACCAGATTCGGCTTTTAATCGCTTTAATGCCCGAATTGGACTGGCCCGAATTACTCGCTGAAAATACGCTCGAATACGCCGGTTTACTCAATGACAGGCGTATCAAGAGTGTGCGCATTGCACGCCTGCGTACGCGTAAACCACTAGAAAAAATTCGCTTTACCGAAGGCGCCTGACGCGTCAATGCGCGTCGGTCGCGCCACTTTGCTTTGCATGAGTGGCGCAAGGGCAACCCTCCCAGCCCTCACCACCGCCGCGACCTCCCAGACCAGCGTGACGAAACAGCACGCGAACGCAATGGAGTGCAGGCAATGGCTCGCGCCCGCAACATTAAACCGGGCATCTTCAAGAACGAAATTCTTGGGGTGTCCGATCCCATCTATTCCCTGCTGTTTGAAGGCTTGTGGCTCTTGGCTGACCGCGAGGGTCGGCTCGAAGACCGGCCCCTGCGGATTAGGGCCGAAGTGTTTCCATACCGCGACGGCTTGAACGTCGACGACATGCTCAGTTGGCTGTATGCGCGCGGTTTTATCACTCGTTACAGCGTCAATAACAGGCGTTACATCGCAATTCCGAATTTCCGCAAACATCAGAACCCGCACAAGAACGAACCCGCCAGCACCTTGCCGGCCCCCGATTCTGTCGGTGCGACTCCCGAGCAAATCGGTACGACTTCCGACGAACTCGGTACAGCGCCCGATGTTCCCCGTAGCGCTCCGGCTGATTCCCTGTTCTCTGATTCTCTGATTCCTTGTAAACCCCCTACACCCCCTACCGGGGGTGTATGCCCCCTTGCCCCGAATCGGAAGTCGAGCGCGAAGCGCAAGACGCCGATGCCCGAAGACTTCGGCATCAGTGAGCGCGTGGAGCGCTGGGCAATCGAACGGCGCTACGGCAATCTGCCGGCGCACCTGGAATCGTTCCGCAACAAGTGCGCCGCGCACGGCTATCGCTACGTCGACTGGGATCAGGCGTTCATGTCGGCCATACGCGAGGACTGGGCTGGCCTGCGCAAGCGTGACGGCGGGAAGTTCGACCCGACCGAGTACGTCAACCGCAATCGGAGGCAGCTATGAACGCGCCGAGCGACGCCCCCCTGTGCGCGTGGCTGTCGGTACATCCCGCGCTTGGCATCTCGTTGATGGACCACCTGTACAACCGGCTCGACGGCGCTTATCCGGGCCGCTGGCGCGCGCAGTTCCCGACCGAGCAAGCGATAGCGAACTGGCGCGAGTCGTGGGCCGAGACGTTCGACGCCGAAGGCTTGACGCATGCCGAGATCAAAGCCGGGCTGGCGGAATGCCGTACGCGCTACGACTGGCCGCCGTCGGTGGCGGAGTTCGTGAAGGCGTGCCGCCCTGCGATCAACGTCGACGCAGCGCTTTGCGAAGCGGTCGAACAGCTCCGCCAGCGCAACGAAGGCCGCGACCAGTGGACGAACCCCGCGTTCTACTGGGCCGCGCTGCGCGTCGGCACGTTCGACATGCTCAACCTGCCGCATGTGCAGCTGGTCAAGCGCTTTGCCGCGGCGCTGGCGGAAGTGATGCGCGGCGAGATCAAGCCGGTGCCGCCGCGTGCGGAAGCGCTGCCCGCGCCGGGCCAGACGCGCGCATCGCCCGATCGGGTGGCCGCGCACCTAGAACAGCTCCGCGCGCTGCGCACTGTGCCCGCCGGTCGGCAGTGGGCCGTTCGCCTGCTTGAGCGGTACGAGCGCGGGGAAAAAATCACGCCGGCATGCGTCGACATGGCGCGCCGCGCGCTGCGTGCGGAGGTCGACCCATGCGCATAACGCTGACCATCCCCGGCGTGCCGGTGCCGAAGGGTCGGCCCCGCTTCCGCAATCAGCGCACGAAGAGCGGCGCCGAGTTCGTGCAGACGTACACGCCGGCCAAGACGCGCAGCTACACCGCCACAGTGCGCGCGCTCGCAAAGCTCGCTATGGGCCGGCAAGCGCCGCTCACTGGGCCGCTGCACCTGAACCTTGTTGCGTTCCTGCCGATTCCGTCGTCATGGCCGAAGCATCGGCAAGCGGCGGCGCGCGCAGGCCTGCTGCTGCCGACGAGCAAGCCGGACCTCGACAACATCGAGAAAGCCGTCACGGACGCATGCAACGGCGTCGTGTACGGCGACGACGCGCTGATTTGCGACGTGGTGAAGGCGAAGCGCTACGCCATCGAGCCGCGCGTAGTGATCGAGGTCTTCACCATTGACCCAAGAACCGACAGCGAGGCATCTGGCGGCCCCTAGGAGCCGCGAAAACGGGTCGGCATATACCAACCTAGCTACCCCTATTGTTTACGTACTTCTGCACGCTGAAATTTTGGAGTCCAGCAACATGACCGCAATTTTCATGTCCGTTCCGCAGGCCGTGCATTTTGCCTACTTAATGCGCGCTTACCCGCCTTGCCCCGAAAGCATCATGGCGAAGATCATGCGGCAGAACGTCAAAGAGTCCGAAGTCTGGCACGGTAACAGGCCAAAAACAGTATCGTTCGACGGCTTGCACGCGCTAGAAGTGCATCAGCAGTGCACCAACATTCGCGACATGGTTTGCCGTCTGCTGCCAATGGCAGAGTCAGCCTGCTTGCGTGCCCGGCACGGCCTGACCGAGTACCACGATCACGCCACCGGCGAGCGTCGTTATTACTTCGACCGCGACCGCACAGAGGCAATCAAGGCGCTGTCAGACTGGCTCAGTCCAGGCCACGACGACATACCGCAGCCGATGATGGACTTGCTCGTCGCGCGCCATTTCTGCGACAAGCACCAGACGCCAATCACGATCCGCGATGTGGCGGAGATGTTCGGCAAGTCGCGCAGCACGACGCACCGCCGCGCGGACGAGATAGCCGACCGGCTCAATAAACTGGAAATGCGGGCGCTCGACTTGCTCACGCCGGCCTTTACAGCAATCTGCGAACACGGTCATGCAATAGCCTCGCACTAGCGCTGTCGGTTTAAAGCGATGTGTACCGATGTGCGATAGCTAATGAAACACGGTCTACAAACATCGGCACGCATCGCATAGCACTGTGCCTACGTGTATGTGCCCCTTGCGGTTGTGGGACAAGGCCACTACATTGCAGCCATCGTGGAATCAATCCCCCCTCCCGAATAACGCGTCGAAAGGCGCGTTTTTTTTCGTCCTGTGCCAGCGAAGCCGAACCGCCCATGTCGGCATCCCGGCTGCGGCGCGCTCGTCAATAACAAGGACGGTCTCTGTCCGCTTCACCTGGCACAGCACCGGCAGCAGGTCAACGCGCGCCGGGGCACGACTGCCGAGCGCGGCTATACCGGCGCGTGGCGCAAAGCTCGTGCGGCCTATCTGCTCGCGCACCCGCTGTGCGAGTGCGACGAGTGCAAAGCGCTGGGCCGGGTTCTGCCGTCGACTGTGGTCGACCACATCAAGCCACACCGTGGCGATATGTCCCTGTTCTGGGACCGCACGAACTGGCAGGCGATGAGCAAGCCCTGTCACGACAGGAAGACAGCGCGCTTCGATGGCGGCTTCGGTCGAACCCGCCGCGAGCTGTAGCAGCGCCCCGGCAACAGCACGAACAGTCGATGTGCGTCAACACGCATAGCACCGCGCTATGTGCGCTGGCGCACGTCGCATACGACACATCGTTGCAGTGCAGCGTGCCGTGCCGAGCACATTCGGCCGGCGATGTGCCGCACCCGGCACGGCAAGGATAGGGGGGGTGACGATCTCTGCATGTTGCAGGGCGGTGATCGCGCGTGAGCTGCGATTTTTGTGGACGCAATATTGAGACCGGGGGCGGCGATTGCGTTACATGAGCGTGTGCAGCGGCATAGAGGCCGCGTCCGTGGCGTGGTCCGCGCTGCAATGGCGCCCGGTCGCGTTCAGTGAGATAGACCCGTTCGCATGCGCCGTGCTCGCGCACCGTTACGCCGGTGTTCCGAATCACGGTGACATGACCCGTTACGAGGAATGGCCCGATGCAGCTCTCGATGTTCTCATCGGCGGCACTCCATGCCAGTCATTCAGCGTCGCCGGCAAGCGCGGCGGCATGGACGATGCGCGTGGCGACTTGGCGCGGGTCTTCATTGCGGTTGCTGGTCGATATCGCCCCGGCTGGCTCGTTTGGGAAAACGTGCCCGGTGTCCTGTCGAGTAACGAAGGGCGGGATTTTGGCGCCTTCCTCGGGGGCTTGGCAGAACTCGGGTATGGGTTCGCCTACCGAGTTCTTGACGCTCAATACTTCGGAGTTCCACAGCAGCGCCGCCGCGTCTTCGTTGTCGGCTGTCTTGGAAGCTGGCAGCGTGCCGCAGCGGTACTTTTTGAGCGCGAAAGCCTGCGCGGGGATTCTGCGCCGCTCAGCTTCACGCGGGATGACCCTCCCGCCGGTGCTGCGGTCCGCGCTCACGCGCATTTGTGCCTGACGAACGCCGAAGGCACCGAAGGCCTGCCGTATCTGACGCGTAGCAACCTCGGCAAGTACCTGAACAATCAGACGCCGCTTATCGCGTTCGACAGCCGCCAAGACCCGGTAAGCGGGCCGGTGTTCGGCTCGCTCAGCTCTTCATTGCCGCAAGCGCAAGCGGTCTGCGTTCCAGGTGGCGCCGCCTACGTTCGGCGCATCACGCCGCGCGAGTGCGAACGGCTGATGGGCCTTCCTGACGATTACACGCTTGTTCCGTATCGCGGCAAGCCCGCTGCCGATGGCCCGCGCTATGCCGCCATCGGCAACAGCATGGCCGTACCCGTTTTGCAGTGGATCGGCGAGCGCATCGCCGGCATAGGCGGAATTGGAAAGTAAACCGCAGTCTGCGCAGATTGCGGTCCCAAAAAGAACCCCCGAGTTCCGGGGGGTTCCTCGGGGGCCGTAAAGCGGGGCGAACGCGAGCCACCGCACATGCAATGGTGGATGACGGATAGCGGCACTGCCATCCGAAAACTGTCGTAACGCGTGAACAAGTGTGCATAGGCCAACATAACTCCCGGTAATAGGAGCTTTGAAACCATGAGCTATTCATTTAGCGTCAGGGCAGCGACCAAAGACGAAGCCAAAACCGCTGTCGAAGTCGAGTTCGAGAAAGTCGTCGCCGGCCAGCCCGTACACGCGCGCGACCGCGCCGCAGTGCTCGCCAACGCGTACGCCGTCATCGACCTACTCGGCGACGACGACACGAAGGACATTTCGGTTACCTGCGGCGGGTACGTGAGCTGGCAGACTGCCGAGCCCCCCGAGTCGGTGCCGCTGACGAGCGCGTCAGTTTCCGCCAGCGCCGGCTATGTCAGCCGCGAAGCGAACTAAGGCGCAAGCCGTGAGCATGCCCGAAGCACTGGCGGTCGAGTACCTGCCAATCGAACAGCTCATTCCGTACGCCCGCAACGCGCGTACGCACAGCGAGGCGCAGATCGCGCAGCTCTCCGGCAGCTTGCGGGAGTTCGGCTGGACTAACCCGGTGCTGGTCGACGGCGACTGCAACATCATCGCCGGGCATGGCCGCGTGCTCGCTGCCCGGCAGCTCGGGCAGACGGTGATACCGGTCATCTCGCTTGCGCATCTCACAGAAGCGCAGCGCCGCGCCTACGTCCTCGCCGACAACAAGCTCGCCGAGCAAGCCGGCTGGGATAAAGACCTGCTGAGCCTTGAGCTGGCAGACCTTAGTACGCAGGGCTTCGACTTGACCGTCATCGGCTTCAAGCCCGAAGAGATAGAGGAAGCGCTCGTCGGTCGCAACTTCGGGCCAGGCAGCGAAGACGAACAGGGCAAGCTCGATGCCAAGAAGCAATGCACCTGCCCCAACTGCGGCCACGAGTTCACCCCCTGAGCTGCGCCTAGACTGGTGCACGCATGAGGCGGCGAAGTACGCTGTAGAAACGTGGCATTACAGCCACCGCATGCCGATGCCGCCGCTCGTCAAGGTCGGCGTATGGGAGCGTGGCAAGTTCATCGGCTGTGTTCTGTTCGCGCGCGGTGCGTCGCCGCACCTTGGTAGGCCGTACGGCCTGACACCGTTCGAAGTCTGCGAGCTGGTGCGGATCGCGCTCACGAAGCACGAAACGCCGGTAAGCCGCATCGTCGCCATTGCGATCAAGTTCCTACGCAAGAACAGCCCGAACCTGCGGCTTATCGTGTCGTTCGCCGACACGCGGCAAGGGCACCACGGCGGCATATATCAGGCCGGCAACTGGATCTATGCCGGGCGCTCGGCAGTGTGCCGCGAGTTCTACCACGAAGGGCGCTGGAAACATAACCGCGAGGTGAGCGGCGGCGCGTTCGGCGGCTCGCGCCGCGTCGCGGACCCTTCGAAGCTGCCGCAGCGCAAGTCAGAAGGGAAATACCGCTATCTGCTGCCGCTCGACAAAGATATGCGGCTCCGCCTGGAACACCTGGCGCTGCCGTACCCGAAGCGCAGCGAGCCGATTACGCGTGACAAGCAAGCGATGGCCGGGTCCACCGGCACAGCGGAGGGGTAGCGCCTACCGTCACGCTCCATCACAGAGGCAATCATGAGAGGACGTAAACCGACACCGACCGCGCTCAAGCTCGTTCGGGGCAATCCCGGCAAGCGACCTTTGCCGGAGAACGAACCGCAGCCGGAGGCCGGCGCGGCGATGCCTGAATGGCTCTCGCCAGACGCGGCGAAACACTGGCCCATGATTGCCCGGCAGCTCGATGACGCGGGCGTATTGACCGAGATGGACGCGCAAGCGCTCGCGCTGTACTGCGAGGCGTTCGCACGCTGGAAGCACGCAAACGAGCAAGTCGTCAGGTACGGCGCAGTCGTGAAAGCGCCGAGCGGCTACCCGGTGCAATCGCCGTTCCTCGCCATCGCAAACAAGGCGTTCGAGCAGATGACGAAGTTACTCGTTGAATTCGGGATGACGCCGTCGAGTCGGTCGCGCGTGACCGGAACTGCAAAGAAACCGGATAAGAACCCGTTTTCTGACCTCGTCAAAAACAACCGATGAGGCCAGAAATGACGCCGCTGCTGGCTTTGTTCATGTGGGGATGGGTGATGCTGATGGCAGCAATCTGCGCGCCCCGTAGGCGGAAAAAAAGATTCATTGCCGATCTTCGGAGTTGACTGAGGGCAGGCGCAACTAGTGGCGACCAGAATAGGCGCCACGGGATTGCCCCATTACCGCTCTTTGTCGAGCATGAAATCTAATACCAGCCGCGGATACTCATCTTCAATCGCATCAATGGCGGCTGCGATTGTCGGCAATGCGGCATCGCCAATCTGACTCCTTACGAGCGCTGTCCACTTTGTTGGAAAATACCGCACGAGCATGCCTAGCATGTAGGAGAGCAGGAACAGGGTTGCTACGCTGGAGAGGTTTGAACCGTTCGGATACCGGCGAGTTAGCCAGACATCGCCAATGTTCCAATGACTGGCAAAGTCGGTCATTCCAGGCATCACTTTCTGGTCGTTCGGGCCACGGTACGCAAAGAAGTCGGGACTTTCGCTATGAAACGAGTACCGGCTGTTCTGAAACATTGCATCAGAGAAATCTCGCGTGATGTGCGGCATATAAGCGAACCGAAGGACCTTAAACATAACCTCGTTAGATTCGTTCAAGACCTGCATTTGAAAATTGCAGCACGCGGAGGTGGCCTGCCATCGGCGATAGTGGTCTTGCAATGCTGGCAGCCGAGCTAAGATTTCTCCCAACGTGTACTGTGACTGCGGCGTTATCGGCGGGTTGTGGTGATGGTAGTTCACTCCAGAGTTATTGTGTCTCAGAAGAGAGCGATGGCCCGTGGCCTGAACGAGGTCGAGAAAAGAGCCGGTCTGATTAACCTCCACAGCGAGCACTGAAAAATCAGGGTTATCCTTGCTCAGCTCGTCGTTCCAACTCTTGACTGAAAGTCCATGGGCTGGTGCCAAGGCAGCTTCTCGTAGCCCCCGTGACAATGCCAACGTCATACCCCGCGAAATACTAACAATCCCGTAGTACAACAGCAGTGGCTTCACCGTCTGTTCAGCTTCGCGAGCGGCAGCGAAGTACGAACGCGAGTGCGAAAAAGCCGCAGCTATTTCTCGGGCGTGTGCGGTGCTAGGCGTGCGTCCGTGTCGCTCGAAATAATCATTTTTGACAAGCTCGAATGACTCGTAATTTTTTAGCGTTTCCCAGCGCTTTGCTTGGCTCATAGAGGACGCTCCACAATTCCAACGCCACACGTATGAGTCAAAGTGTCCGAAAACGCCGCTCTTCTGTCCATAGTTCGGTGGGTTGTTTGTTCGCTGACGAGCCATCGAGTATGACACACGGAGTGCCCCAACGCATCCCATGCTTCATACGCCGCCGCGTCTACTGCATCCCAATGTTGGCGCATCCTGCAGGCAACACAAACAACTAGTACCCCACTCACCGGCCAGGTCTAGAACGATCCTTCATGGCCGTATGTTCATCTGCAAATGCCTACTCGTTGCCCCCATGTAGATAAGGCGCACAAGTACGCGCGCGACGTGGTCGCGGGCAAGATTCCCGCCGGCAAATACGTGCGGCTCGCCTGCGCCCGTCACCTGGGCGACTTAGAAAAGGCGTGCAGCTCGTCGCGCTATCCGTACATGTTCGACGCCGCCGCCGGTGAGCGTATTTGCGAGTTCGCCGAGAAGCTGCCGCACACGAAAGGCAAATGGGCAGCGCAGCGTCAGAAGATCGCATTGCAGGGCTGGCAGTGCTTCGTTCTGGCGGTGCCGTTCGGCTGGGTGCGCAAGAAAGACGGGATGCGGCGCTTCCGCGAGATTTACGACGAGATACCCCGTAAGAACGGGAAGTCAGTCATCGGCGCTGTGATTGGGTTGTACATGCTCACCTGTGACAACGAGTTCGGCGCGGAGGTGTATAGCGGCGCGACGACCGAGAAACAGGCATGGGAAGTTTTCAAGCCGGCGCGGCTCATGATCGAGCGCACGCCAGAGCTGAGGGAAGCTGCGCAGCTCGACCTGTGGGCCAAAGCCATCGTTTGCGACGCTGACGGCTCGAAGTTCGAACCGCTGATTGGCAAGCCGGGTGATGGTGCATCGCCGTCGTGCGCGATTATTGACGAGTTCCACGAGCACGACACGCCCGACCTTATCGACACGATGCAGACCGGCATGGGCGCGCGCGAACAGCCGCTAACGGTCATCATCACGACGAGCGGCTACAACATCGGCGGCCCCTGCTACGACAAGCACCTAGAGCTTAAGCGCGTGCTCGACGGCGTCATCGAGAACGACGAGCTTTTCGGCATCATCTTTTCGATTGACGAGGGCGACGACTGGGCCGACCCGAAGGTCTTGCGCAAGGCGAATCCGAATTTCGGCGTCTCTGTGTTCGAAGACTTTTTGCTCATGCAGCAGCGGCGCGCAGTCATGAACCCGATTGAGGCGAACCGCTTCAAGACGAAGCACCTCAACGTCTGGTGCTCAGCGCGCGCAGCGTGGATGAATATGCAGCAATGGCAGCTATGCGCCGACCCGCTGCTAACGATTGACGAGTTTGCCGGCGATGACTGCTGGTTCATTCTCGACCTCGCAAGCAAGAACGATATTTGCGCATTCGTGCAGCTCTTCCGCCGCAAGCTCAACGGCCTAGATCATTACTACGCATTCGGGCGCTACTACCTGCCCGAAGACACCATCGAAGAGAACAAGCTCAATCAGCACATGTACCTCAAGTGGGTTGCACAGGGATACTTAACGGCTACTGATGGCGCCGAAATCGACTTCGACATGATCCGCGAAGACGTGCGGGACATGTCGAAGCGGTTCGCGGTAAAAGAGGTCATCTATGACCCTTGGCGCGCGACGCAGCTCGCGCACCAGCTAGCGAAAGACGGTGCGACCGTTGTCGAGTATCGGCAGACGGTGCAGAACATGTCGCCTGGCATGAAGGAAATCGGCGCCGCTGTGAAGGCCGGTCGCTTTCATCACGACGGTAACCCGGTTCTCAATTGGATGATGGCTAACGTCGTCGCCAAAGAGGATGCGAAGGAAAACATCTATCCGCGCAAAGAGAAGCCGGAAAACAAGATTGACGGTCCTGTCGCTCTCATCATGGGCGCCGGTCGCGCCATCGTCGGTACCGAGCTTTACCCGGTCATGCCGGACAACTACTCGATGAGCTTTCTATGACTGCCATTACCTATAACCTCGCGCTGGCTATCGGCCTCGCGCTGGTCGGTGCAGGCGTCGCGCTCGTCAGTGTGCCCGCCGCACTGACAACAGTCGGGGCGCTCGTCATTGCCTTGACCATCTTCGGCGCTGCAATGGCGCGTAGGAAATAGCTAAATGTTCCTCTCCATTCGTGCCGAGGCCAGCGAAAGCGGGGACCGCTCGCCGTGGGGCAATTTCTGGTTTGAGCCGGTTCCCGCACGCGTTGGCGGCCCCATCACCAGCGAGTCGGCGCTACAGCTCACGGCTGTTTATGCATGTGTGCGCGTGCTCGCTGAGGGCGTCTCGACTCTGCCGTTCATGCTGTACCGGGAAGGTGAAGACGGCGCGAAAGAGCGCATGCGCGACCACGGGCTTTATCGGCTGTTCGCGCGCCGGCCCAACAAGTTTCAGAACCCGATGGAGTTCCGCGAGATGATGCAGGGGCATCTAGCCTTGCGGGGCAACGCGTACGCGCACATCGTCACCAGCCGTCGCGGCGATGTGACCGACCTCATCCCGATGCACCCCGACCGCACGACGATTGAAATGCTGTCGGACACGAATTGGCGGTTCCGGTATCGCCAGCTCGACGGCACCGAACTTGTATTGACGCGCGGCGAAGTGTTCCATTTGCGCGGCCTGAGCGGCGATGGTGTCTGCGGTTACAGCCCGATTCAGTGCGCGCGCAAAGCATTGTCCGCCGGCATCGCGGCGCAAGACTACGGGATGCGTTTCTTTCTGAACGACGCGCGCCCGCCCGGCTGGATCGAGTACCCCGGCCAGTTCAAAGACGACGAGCAGCGCCGCCTGTTCCGCGACCGCTATCAGGAACAGCAAAGCGGGATGAACCGGCACAAAGTCGCGATCTTTGATCTAGGCATGAAGTTTCATGAGGTCAAAGTCAGCAACGATGACGCGCAGTTCATAGAAACGCGGAAGTTTTCCATCAGTGAGATTGCGCGACTGTTCCGCGTACCGCCGCACATGATCGGCGACCTAGAGCGCGCGACGTTCTCGAACATCGAGCAACAGGCGTTGGAGTACGTCACGAACACCCTGCGGCCTTGGCTGGTGCGCTGGGAGGAAGCGATTCGCTACACCTTTCTTGAAGAGGACACCGACCTCAATGTCGAGTTTCCCGTAACCGCGCTGCTTCGCGGCGACGCGCAAGCGCGTTCGACGTACTACCACAACGGCATTCTTGACGGCTGGATGACGCGCAATGAGGCGCGCGTGATGGAGTCGCTTAACCCGCTCGATGGGCTGGACGAGCCGCTTCGCCCGCTGAATATGGTCGAAGAGAGCGAAGCCGAAGACCTGCCCGACCAGACCGGCCAGCAGCCGAACGAGCCGCCAGCGACCGAGCCGCCCGACCAGGTGAAGCCAGACCCCGACGCGCGGCTCGTTGCGCTGTCGACGGCGACCGCCGCGCGCGTGACGCGCAAGGAAATCACCTCATTGCAGAGGCTTGTCGGCGAGGGTTGGCAAGAGAAGGTCGCCGCTTTCTATGACAAGCATGCGGCGTTCGTCGCCGCCGCTTTGAACGTGCCGCGCGAGTGGGCCGACAACTATTGCGCGGCCCAACTCCGCTACATGGTCGATAACAACCCCGAGTTCTCGGAGCTGGAAGCGCTCACGGCTTCCCGCCTTGAACGCCTGGCCCTGTGGGGGAAAGTATGAAACGCGAACTACTGATTTCGGAGTTCCTTGCAACGCCGTGGGCGCTGATGCCCGAGCGCTTGAGCGCTGCGGCGTCAGTGCTCGCGCGCTGGCATCTCGGCCAGCCGGCGAGCGCCGAAGTGATGGACTCCGTACGCGCCGATGCTGCCGCAGTGGCGGCGCGGCGTGAGAGCGCGAACCGCGCCGGGAATGGCGCAATCGCCATCCTGCCGATGTACGGCATCGTGACCCAGCGCGGGAACATGGCCGACGACTTGAGCGGTCCCGGCTCAATGAGCACGGAGCGCTTTGCACAGGCATTCCGGGCCGCGCTCGCCGATGACACCGTCGGCGGCATCCTGATTGACGTAGATAGCCCCGGCGGCAGCGTGTACGGCGTGCAAGAGCTTGCCGACGAGATTTACCGCGCCCGCGCACAAAAGCCCATCACCGCCATTGCGAACAGCCTCGCCGCGAGCGCGGCGTACTGGCTCGCGTCGTCTGCCGGCGAGTTCTTTATCACTCCGGGTGGTGAGGCTGGCTCGATCGGTGTCTATGCCGCGCATGAGGACTACTCGAAAGCGCTCGACGCAATGGGCGTGAAGACGACGCTTGTGTCGGCAGGCAAGTTCAAGACAGAAGGCAACCCATATGCGCCGCTTGACGATGCAGCTCGCACAGCGATGCAGGACCGCGTTGACGGCTATTACGGTGCCTTCACGCGTGCTGTAGCCCGCAATCGCGGCGTGACTGTACAGGTAGTGCGCGAAGGCATGGGCCAAGGCCGCGTGCTGAGCGCGAATGCCGCGCGCGCCGAAAACATGGTCGACGGCGTCGCCACCTTTGACGAAGTCGTCCGCCGCATGGCGAAGGCCATCGGCAGCGGCAGCAAGACACGCGCGACTGCCCTCGCCCGCCGCGAAATCGACCTGTTCGGCATGTAACGAATTGCCCCCTATGGGGCGAAACCTCCCGGCCCTAAGGCCGAAACCAGCGCAGTACACAGAACCCGCCGAGTGCGGGTTTTTTCATTTCTGGAGCCAGCATCATGAATAAGAAACTCCGCGCCCTGCTGCAACGCAAGGCACAGGCTGTCGCCGAAGCTCGCAAGCTGGTTGACGCCGCAGCCGCCGACGAGCGCGACCTCAACGAAGAGGAAGCGAAGCAATACGACGAGCTGCGCGCGCAAATCGACAGCCTCAGTGCGCAGATTACCCGCGAGGAATCGCTCATCGAAGCCGAGCGCAGCGTCGCTGTCATCCCGGCAGCCGATGACGCACGCGTGACCGTCGAAGAGAACGTCGAGCAAGACCCGCGCCGGGGCTTTCAGAGCTTCGGCGAGTTCGCAAGTGTGGTGCGCGCGGCGTCGCGCGGCGGCAGCATTCCCGACCGCCGTCTGCTGATTGGCGCGGCAGCGCCGGGCAGCACCTATGCGAACGAAGCGAGCGGCGCCGATGGCGGCTATCTCATCCCGCCCGAGTTCGCCAGCAATATCTTTACGCTGTCGCTCGAAGACGACGCCCTGCTGCCGCTGACCGACAATGTCAACGTCCGGGGCAACGGGATGACTTTCCCGAAGGACGAGTCGACGCCGTGGGGCACTGACGGCGTGCAAGCCTACTGGCAAGCCGAAGCGTCGGTCGCGACCGCGACGAAGCCGAAATTCGCCGTCGACAGCATGCGGCTCCATAAGCTCATGGCACTGGTGCCAGTGACCGACGAGCTGCTGGAAGACACCAGCGCGTTGCAGTCGTACCTGCCCGGCCTGATGGCGCGCGCGATCCGCTGGAAGACAAACGAGTCGCTTCTCTTCGGCAGCGGTGCCGGCCAGCCGCAAGGCGCGTTCTCGGGTTCTGCTGCTGTGGTCGTGGCGAAGGAATCCGGTCAGGCCGCGTCGACGGTGCAGCTCGCGAACGTCACGAAGATGATCGCCCGCCTTCCCCCTGGTAGCTTCCCGAAATCGCTGTGGCTCATCACGCCCGACGCGCTGCCGGCGCTGTTCGGTCTGACGCTTGGCAATTACCCGATCTATCTGCCGGTGTCTGCCGGCGCTCAAGGCTCGCCGTACGGCACGCTCATGGGGCGCCCCATCACTGTGAGCCAGCACGCCGCCGCGTTCAGCTCGCAGGGCGATATCTCGCTGGTGGATATGAGCTACTACCGGACTCTCACCAAGGCCGGCGGCGTCCAGATGGCAACGTCGACGCGCATTGACGCCACGACAAAGGCGAAAGAACTTGAGGACAGGATGAACCGCGCCATCGCGGAAAGCCTGTCAAAACTCAACGAGCTGACGCCGCAGCAGGCGCGCGACACCGAAGCCTATCGGCTGGAAGTCGAGAAGCTGAATAGCGAACTCGCCAAGCTGCAAGGCCGTCTTGGCGAGAACGCCGCCAGCACGTTTGACCGCGGCCATGCCAGGTTAGCGCAGCAGGCATTCCTACGCGGCGACGACCAGACCGCTGCCGACATTGATCGCGCCCGCGCGCTGACCATCGCGCAGGGCGAGTTGAACGAACAGAAGGCACTTGCGCAGCAGGTAATCGACCGCCTGAACATCGCGCAAGACGGCTACAACGTACGCGCCCAGACGGGCGCAATGAACGAGATGGAAGCGCTAGCGCGTACGAGCGTTGCACGCCAGAACGCGGCGCGCGAACTCGGCGCCATCGCTGACAAGATGACGGAAATTGCGATGCAGTCGGGCGACCCGAAGATGCTGCAATTCGCGCAGCAGTTCGACATACAAGTTAAGCAGCTCGAAGCCAGCGCGGACGTGCTCTCTACCAAGCTCGGCGAAGCCTTCTCGGGCGGCTTCGCGAACATGCTTACCGACATGGTGAATCACACGAAGTCGCTTAAGGACGCCGTAAACGACTTCGCCGGCAGCATCACGCGCACGCTTACGCAGATGGCCGCGAACTCGTTCGCAAAACAGCTTTTCTCGATGAAAGGCGCGGACGGCGCCGATTCGTTCCTCGGCACGGCTGTCGGCTTCATTTCGAAATTCTTCGGCGGCGGTATGGCTGAGGGCGGCGACGTTCGGCCCGGCCATTTCTACGAAGTCGCAGAGAACGGCCCCGAGCTGCTGAACGTCGCGAACCGCACGTTTCTGATTGCCGGCCAGCAAGGCGGCACCGTCGTACCGATGCAGGCCGGCGGCGGCGGTGGCCGTCAGTCGATTTTTAACATGCACATCAACGTCCCGCCGGGCACGACACGGCAAAGCGCGCAGCAACAGGCAGCCGCAATCATGCGTCACGCGTCGATTGCGCAAGCGAGGAACACCTAGACATGGCTTTCCTTGAATCCCCCCGTTTCCCCGACAACATCGCGTTCGGCGCGACTGTCGGGCCGGCATACATGACGGTCGTTACGCCGGTGTACTCGGGCCGGGAATCGCGCGCTATCGCATGGACGCAACCGCGCTGCCATTTCGAAGTGGGGCGCCGCCTGATGAGCGTCGCCGACACTGCCGCCATCGACGCGTTCTTTCGCGTCGTGAAGGGTCGCGCGCACGGCTTCCGCATCAAAGACTGGACCGACTACAGCGTGACCACCGCAAACGGCGTCATCGCGTCGACAGTCACGCCGGGAGTCTTTCAGCTCTGCAAGGCATACGTGAGCGGCGTCCTCAGTGAGCTGCGCACCATCACAAAGCCGGTCGTCGGCACTGCGCAGCTCTTCCGCAATGCGGCGTCGGTGACTGCTGGCGGCGGTGCCGGCCAGTATTCGCTCGACACCACGACCGGCCTCGTGACGTTCGGCGCCGACGCGTCGCAGAACATCACTGGCTTTACACCTGGTGCAGTGACGGTGCTTAGCTTCGGCGCGGCTCTCACTGGCGCAGCCGTTGGCAAGTACGTCGGCGTGAGCGGCGTTAGCGGCACGCTCGGCACGACGCTAAACGGCAAGCTCTGGCAAATCACAGCGGTCGGCACGAATCAGATAACCATCGCGGCAAACACCACCGGCAACACCGGCAGCGGCGGCGCGGCGAAGCTCTACCCGCAAAGCTCTGACGTGCTGACGTGGGCTGGCCAGTTCGACGTGCCTGTCCGCTTCGATATTGACGAGATGAAAAAGCAAATCGTGGAGCGTAGCGGCTCCAACGGCGAATTGCTTGTCGATTGGGGTTCAGTCCCGATCATCGAAATCCGGGTTTAGTCATGCGCTCGATATCTGCCCCGCTCGCCGCGCATCTCGCCGGCGATGTGCAGACCATTTGCACGCTGTGGACAGTCACGCGCCGGGATGGTCGGGTATTCGGCTTTACCGACCTTGACCGCGATTTGACCTATGGCGGTCTGACGTACACGTCGACCGGCGGCTATACACATTCGCAAGTCGAAACGGCTTCGGACCTGTCGACCGGCAATCTTGAGCTTACGTCAATCTTTGAGCTAAGCCCCGTCACGAAAGTCGACCTTGAGGCGGGCGTGTGGGATTACGCCACGGTCTCTATTTCGCTCGTCAACTACGCCGATTTGAGCATGGGCGCTGCTGTGCTGGCGTCGGGCGTCTTGGGGCAGGTGACGCTGCTTAACGGGCAGTATCGCGTTGAAATTCGCTCGCTCTCCCAACTGATGCAGCAGCCATCGGGCGAACTCTACGGCGCGAGCTGTCGCGCAACGCTCGGCGATTCACGCTGTAAGGTCGCGCTCGGGCCGCTGACTGCTGTCGGCACAGTCGACACGGTCACGGACGCTTACACCTGGGCGGACCCGAGTCTGACGCAGACCGGCCCGACCGTGGACTTTATCGACACGACAGGCCGCACGATCCCGACGACCGCGCCTTATACGATCAAAGTCGTGCCGCCGACTGGCGGCGCATTCGTTGCGAACTTGAGCGTAATGGACTCGGCAGGCTCGGCGTGGACGCAAGTAGGCGGCTCGCCCGGCGCCAAGCAATACAGCGTGGCTGGCGACGGTACCTACACGTTCAATAGTGGCGACGCGACGAAACAGCTTTTCCTCTCGTATAGCTATTCAATCGGTTACTTCGCGTACGGGAAAGTGACATTCACCAGCGGCGATAACGCGGGCTACAGCGCAGAGGTAAAGGCGTTCGCACCGGGCTTCGTTACTGTCGCCTTGCCGTTCCCGTTCCCGGTCGAGCCGGGCGATACCTACACCATCAGCGCCGGTTGCGACCGCACCTTCGGCACCTGTAAGAACCGCTTTAACAACGTCGTCAACTTTCGCGGCGAGCCGTATGTACCCGGCCTCGACACGATCCTTCGACCGCAAAGCAAATGACTACGCGCGACCAGTTCGTCGGCGAGGCCCGCACATGGCTTGACACGCCGTGGCAGCATCAAGGCCGCTTGAAAGGGCTTGCGTGCGATTGCGTCGGCCTCGTCTTGGAAACAGCTCGCGCGCTCGGTTTGATCGACTTCGACTTTACGAACTATGAGCGCCGGCCCGATGGGGTCTCGCTGCGTGAGCACTGCAATCGGCTGATGCATCCGATACCAGTCGCGGAGGCTGGCCCCGCTGATGTGCTGCTGTTCGCCTGGAATAACAGCCCGGTCCACCTCGCGATAGTGACCGGGCCAGAGACGATTATTCACGCGTTCGCGATCAATCGGCGCGTGATCGAGCACCGCATAGACGAGCGTTGGCGCGCGCAGATTGCCGCCGCTTATCACATCGCTGGGGTTGAATAATGGGTCAGGTCGGTACGCTCGCGCTAGGCGTTGTCGGCGCTGTCATTGGCGGTGTCGTCAGTGCCGGCAACCCGATGGCGATTCAAGCGGGCTTTATGGTCGGCGCTGCAATCGGCGGCGTGATCTTTCCGCCGAAGACGCCCGCGCCGCGCATCAATGATTTGCGCCTGCAAGACAGCGCGTACGGGAAATTTATCCCGCGCGTGTACGGCCTGTTTCGTGTCGGCGGTAATCTGATTTGGGCAGGCCAGCCGTCGCAGCACACATCAGGCGGCAAAGGCGCTGGCGGCGGCAAAGGTCCGCAGCAGACCACCGTAACGATGAGCTTCGCCATCGGCCTATGTGAAGGGCCGATTTCTGGCGTGCGCCGCATCTGGGCGAACGGCAAACTGATTTACGACATTTCGAACCCGTCGAACTTCGAAGCCATCAGCGGCAGCAATCAGATGGTGTCGAACTTCAAGGCCTACAACGGCGACGAAACGCAATTGCCCGACCCGACGATGGAGTCTGCGCTAGGCATCGGCAACGTGCCAGCACATCGGGGCTTGGCCTACGTGGTCTTTAATGAACTCGACTTGTCACCGTGGGGCAGCTATTTGCCGTCTTTCTCGTTTGAAGTCATAACGAACGTCGCGCCCACGTACACCGGCGCGATTATGTCGACGTACACGCAGACGCCGGGGCAGGACATGGGCCAGATAAGCGGCCTGACGCCGCAAGGCGCAACGTTTATGAGCCTTGGGTACCTGCACAATTATTCGGGGCTATACGTCGGCCAGCTCACGCCGTACGGCAGCAGCTTTACGAACCCATTCACCTACACCGCGCGGCTCACGCCGACGAACGCGCCGAACTGGGTCGCTGAGGCTGGCGGCTGGGCTGACGAACCCGGCATGCTTTGTCCCGATTCTGTGTACGGCGTATGGGGCTGGTACAAGCCAGACGGCACGCTCATGCTCGGCGCTGCCGGTCTGCCGAGTTGGGTTGCAGGCACCGGGCGTAACTACATCAAGAGCGGCGTTTGGCTCTACGCTACGGCGGCGGTTGCCGGCCCCGACTGGCGCATTGTGAAATGCTCGCTCATGCCGACTGACTCGGACGGCTTTGCACTCGCCGGGCAGACAGGGCAAATTGTCGCGTCGACCGATCCGTCGTATTGCGTGCTGCTATTGGGCGTCACGTCGGCGTATCTGTACGCCGTCGACGTGAGCGCAGAAACGACGCGCGGCAGCATCTATCAGTTTGACGCTGACACCCTCGCGCTGGTCAATACTTGGCCAGGTTCAACGCTCGATTCAAAGCTGGCCGGCGGTAGCTCTTGCGGGCATGTCGTGGACGACCGGCATATCTACATGTACGGCGGCAGTCGGCTTTACGTCTTTGACGCCGTGGCCGGCGTGATAACCAAACTCGCCGACGGCGTCACCGGCCTGCCGTTCGCGCCGAGCATGATGCAAGTCGTATCGCCCGGATATATCCTGTTCGGCTACGGGGCGAACTCCAACGCCTCTTTCAGCTACCTGCAATTGGGCTACGCGACCACGACGGACGCGTCGATACCACTGTCGACCGTCGTCGCGGATATCTGCGCGCGTGCTGGTCTTTCGCCAGCGCAATACGATGTGGCTCAGTTGACTGACCGCGTCATCGGCTACGCCATCACGACGAACGCGACGCCGCGCGACAACTTGGCCGCGTTGATGGCGGCGTACTTTTTCGACGTTACGGACTCGGACGGCAAACTTAAGTTCGTCAAGCGCGGCGGCGCTTCCGCCGGCACGTTCGCGTATGCCGACCTTGGCGCGTCGACTGCCATCGGTGACGACACCAACAGCACGCCGATTGAGGTCATTCGCCTGCAAGAAATCGACCTGCCAAAGTCGCTCGCGCTGACGTACATCGGCGCGCATTCGGACTACCACCCCGGCACGCAAACAGCATTCCGCACGACGACGCTCTCGAACAAAGAGAGCGCGGCCAATCTGGCGGTTGTCCTCACAGACGATCAAGCCATGCAGAAGGCGCAATCGCTGTTGTGGGCGACGTGGCTCGCGCGCGAGCAATTCACCTTCCAGACGCGGCTTGCCTATCTCAAGTACGAGCCGAACGACGTTGTAACGCTCGAAGGCGACGGCGTCAGCTACACCGTGCGCCTGACTTCGGTCAGCTATGACGGTCAAGGCGTCTTGAAATGGGGTGCAGTGTCGGAGCTGCCGGCGGTCTACATATCGACCGCAGTCGGTGCGCCGCCGGCAGGCTTTACGCCACAACCCATCGCATACGCCGGGGCGACAGCGCTCGCTGTGCTCGACGTGCCACCGCTGCGCGATCAAGACACCACGCCGGGCCTGTACCTGGGCGCTTGCGGTTACGCTGATTCGTGGCCGGGGTGCATTGTGGAAATCTCGCGCGACGGCTTGAGCTTTACCGACCTTGTCGCGATATCGCAGGCGTCGGTGATTGGGACAGTGTTAGGCGTGCTGCCGAACTTCACCGGCGGCAACCAGCCCGACGAGCTGAGTACGGTAACGGTCAGTGTGCTGTCTGGCTCGCTGTCGTCGGTCACTTATGCGAATTTCCTCGCCGGCGCGAACGCCGCCATCATCGGCGACGAGATTGTCTTTTTCCGCAATGCGACGCTCACTGGCGCGAACACCTACCAGCTAAGCGGCCTTTTGCGCGGCGTCGCGGGTACTGAATGGGCGATGACGACGCACGGCAACGGCGACCGATTCGTCTTTCTTGACCCGAACAAGATCGTAGCCGCCGGCATCAATTCGAGCGACCTCGGCACGACGCTTTACTTTGAGGCGCGGCTAGCGAACATCAACGGCACGCAAGCCGGCCCGAAGCAAACGCTAGTTCCGGTCAATGAGCGCGTGCAGCCGCTTGCGCCTGTCATGTTCCGCGCGCTCAAAGGCTCTGCCGCTAGTACGTCCGACATTTCGCTCTTTTGGACGCGACGCGCTCGCGTTAATGCGACGTGGCGCAACGGTACCGACGTGCCGCTCGACCAGCAAACCGAAAGCTACACGCTCACGATCAAAAGCGGCTCAACGGTCAAACGCACAGTGATCGTGACCGCTGCGCAAACCTACGTCTACACAGCGGCAAACATCGCCGCAGATGGGTTCAGCTCTGGCAACACCATCAGTTTTTCGATTTATCAAAACAGTGACTTAGGCGTGGTTGGTCGTGCCGCCACGGCGTCTATCGTGAGGTGATGCAATGTCCAACAGCACGACGCTACTCGACACCATCTCGGCGAATCAGGCAAGTAAGGAAGTCGTCGTTAATGCGCTGTTCGACGCCGCCAGCCCGGCGATGCTGTGGGGCAGGCGTGCGAGTACATGCAACGGCCTGACGTGGGGTTACTACGGCGGCAACTATCAGACCGGCAGTACGGCGCACGCTATCGCTAACGGCACCGTCACGCTGACAGCGAGCACGACAAACTATGTCTACGCCGACGCGAGTACCGGCGCCGTGTCGGTCAATACGTCGGGCTTTCCAGCCGGCTCGATACCGCTCTACAGCATTGTCACAGGCTCGACCACCGTATCGAGCTATACGGACGTGCGCAGCTATCAGCCGAGCGCTGTAGCGAGCGCTGCCGGCAGCGTCTATGACGTCGGCGGCTACATCAGCGGCACGCCCGCAGACGGCGAAGTCGTATGGAAGTTCTATTCGCCGCGCGCGTGGACGCTTCCCGCCGGTGCTCCAGGTGGTGCCAAGTCAGGCGCTGCCGCGACAGGCTCATCGGCTTTCACGTTCGCCAAGAACGGGACAAGCATCGGCACCCTTTCGTGGTCGGCGGCTGGCACCGTCGCCACGCTTTCCATTACGTCATCGACAAGCATCGCGGCTGGCGACTTGCTCACGCTCACTGCGCCGACGCCGGCTGACGCAACGCTCGCCGATATCGCCTTCACGCTTGCCGGCACGCGGCCATAAAGGAGGAATCATGACCATCGGTTTTGTTGCGGCTGTGCGTAACGCCATGCTAGACGCGATTACGACGCAGACAGGCGGCTCGGCCAAGCTGCGCATCTATGCAGGCACGCGCCCGGCCACCGGCGGCGCCGAGACAACGGTATTGGCGGAGCTGACTTGCAATGCGACGTTCGCCCCGGCGGCTTCTGGCGGCGTGCTGACGCTCAACTCGATTACGAGCGCGGCGGCGTCTGCCAGTGGCACGGCGACATGGGCGCGGCTTCTCAAGTCGGACGGCACGACCATCATTGCGGACATGAGTGTCGGCACGTCAGGCGCTGACCTCAATCTCAATTCGACAGCGCTATCGAGCGGCGCCACGGTCAGCGTGACCTCAGCGACGATCACCGCCGGCAATCCGTAACCGACTCATCCCTAGCACCCGAAGCCCCGCAAACGCGGGGCTTTTTCTTTTGGAGCGTCGAAAATGACTGTGCGCCTCTATAAGTCGACGGATGCGTCGGCGCCGTCGCTGACCGGGCAAGTCGGGTCGCTGGTGGCATTGCTTGATGCCGTGCTGGTCAACGGCTACGGCTCGCAATCTGCGGCAGGCTGGACGAAAGCATATAGCGCCACGAACAAGGCTAGCTATCGCATGGCGACCAGCGGCAATACCGGGTTCTATCTGGATGTGGACGACAGCGCGCCGTCCACGGCCAAGGAAGCCCGCATGCGCGGCTACGAGGCGATGACGGCGGTTGCCACTGGCACCAACCCGTTCCCGACCTCGGCGCAGTTGTCCACCGGTATCGTCTGCCGCAAGTCCACCACGGCAGACTCGACCACACGCCCTTGGTACATCATTGCAGATGGGTCGTGCTTCTATTTGTTTGTTGACACAAACGATGTCACTGGGTACGCCTGCTCGTTCGCGTTCGGTGACTTTTTCTCCTACAAAAGCGGCGACTCCTACCGCTGCACCATCACTGGACGCTATATCGAAAACAGCGGCGCCAACAACTACGAGATGGTTGCGTGGATCAATAATGGCACCACCCCGCTGTTCACGGCGACGAGCGCGCATTATGTCGCGCGTAACTGGACGGGAGTCGGGGGGTCCATCGGGTTCGCCAAATTTACTTCGCTTCTGGCGGGGCAAAGCAACGCCCTGCTGACAGGATCTATCGCTTCGTTCCTCCCATACCCGAACTCGCCTGACAGCGCCCTAGAGCTGGCCCCTTTGTTTATCGGGCATACCTATTGTGTGCGTGGCTATATGAAGGGCATGTGGTGCCCGCTCCACGCCCAGCCGCTCGGCCACGGCGACACTTTCACCGGCACCGGCAATATGGCTGGGAAATCGTTCATCGCCCTGAACGTGCAGAACAACAGCGCGAGCCAAGGCAACGGCCAGATCGTGATCGAATATTCGGACACATGGAGCTAATGCCATGGCCGCGCACCTGTATTGGCGCATCAATGTCTCGGCCGACAACGGCGGGGCCAACCTGTCGATTGGCGACCTGAGCCTGTATGTGGCTGGTGCCGCCAGCCACGCCTCAACCGGGGGGACGCCTTCGGCCTCGACTGTCAATGGATCGCAGACCGCCGACAAGGGCTTTGATGAAACCTCGTCAACCTACTGGCAGGCCACCACCAGTACCGGGTGGTTGCGCTACCAGTACGCCAGCGCGGTGGACATCGCCATCTACGGCGTGACCTCGTCCAACCAAGCCGTCAACCAAGCGCCCAAGGCATGGACGCTAGAGTGGTCAGATGACGGCAGCGCATGGACCGTAGCGGATACCGTAGTGGGGCAGACCAACTGGTCAACGCAGACGCAGCGCTGGTACGCGGTCGGCGCCAATGCTGGCGTCACGGCTTCGGGCGGGAAGGTGCCCGACGCGGCCCCCGCCTTCACTCAGACCCCGGCCTTGGCGTCGCTGGTGCAGCAGAGTGCCAAGGCACCAGCCACCGCCGCGCGCACGGTCTCAGGCACCGTCACGGTCGGCGGCGTGGCGACTGGCGGCTTGTTGGTGCGCGCGTATGCGAAGGCAACCGGCGAGTACATCGGGCAGGCGACTAGCGCGGGCGATGGAACCTACTCGATCAACTGCGGCAACGTATGGGCCGACGTGTATGTCATCGCGTTTGACCCGACGACGTACCGGGCCGTGACCTACGACCAGATCGTTCCAGGCTAAGCCATGCCATACACGCCGCCCTCACATGACGCCGTCAACGTTGCTTTCACGGATGGCAGCTACACGCCGCCGGCCCATGATGCCGCGAACCTCGATTTCCAGCCCGAGGGCTACACCGGCTCGATAGGCGCGACGCTTGGGAATGCGACGGCGAGCTTTACAGCGGCCGAGACCTTTAGCGGCAGCATCGGGACGACGCTGGCAGACGCGACAGCGAGCTTCAATGGCGCAGGCATATTCACCGGCTCGATTGGCGCAACGCTTGATGACATGGCGCTAAGCGCTACGGGCGAGGAAGTCTTTAGCGGCACGCTCGGCGCCACGCTTGACGACGTGACCGCAGACATGGCCGGGTCGTCGGGCCGTAAGCGGCGGACTGTATTTGCCATCGTTGCATAGGGGAGCGCAATGGCTGCCGAACTGGTGTTTAAGGACATCGGCGCGGTCCTTGGGACTATCGCCGGCACGCTCGTTGTCGGCTCTGCGCTCATCTTTCGCGCGTGGTCGCGGCTCAAGCTCGAACACCAGATCGGCACGACAGAAGAGGCAGCGCTCAAGACGCTAGCCGCTGCGGTCGAGAACTGGAAAGGCCTCTATGACAACGCATGGGCGCAGGTCGTCAAAGAAAGGGAGCTGCGCGAAGCGGCGGAGAACCGCGCTACGGAGACAACGCGCGAACTCGAAGAGCTGCGTGGCCAGGTGGCGGAGCTTAAGCGTGAGGTGCAACGCCTCACCGATGCGGTGAACCGGCTTCCGAAGGAGTAGCGGCGATGAATGCTTTCCGGGAACGTGCGCGGCGGCTGTGGTCGCACATGGATGGCCCGCTCGGCATCCTGCTTGTGCTAATCGCTGTCTTCGCGCTGGGCTGGTCGCTGCGTGCATGGCAGGACAGCGAAGAGATTAATCGGACTGATGCGCGCGTACACAGCGTGCAAGCGTCCATGTCACAGCTTTGCACTGAGCGCGTGACCGACCTGACGAAAGCCTACGACTTGCGGCAGCACGCCGTCGACTCGCTGCTGCGCGAACAGACCGACCGCATTACCGAACAGTCGGCGCGCATTACTGAGCAATCGGAGCGCATCAGAGAGCTGACGCACGAACTTACGCTAGTCGGCAAGCGCACCAGCGAAATTCAGAAGAAACAGCAGACCGCTGTGGCGACGCCAGCCGCCGCGAAGGCTGTCGCGAAAGAGGCAGCAAAGCAGACCGTCGAACAGACGAACGAGCAAGCGCGCGCGCTCATCAACCGCGCGATTAAGAGGTCGGCGCCGCTGTCGCCGCCAAGCAAATGAAAACTCTATCCATCATCGCCGCTGTGCTGCTGCTTACCGGCTGCTGCACGACGCCGCCGGCGCGGCAGTGTGACCCGCTGCCCGAGATGGCTGTCGGCCAGCCCTTGCAGGAGTACACGCTTGACGTAGTGCAGCGGTACAAGCTCTGCCGGGGTGCGCCATGACCGACGACTATTACTTCGCGCGCGCGTTCGACATTGTCGTCGGCATCGAGGCCGGGTACACAAACCCCGACCTAAAGGTCGACCCCGGCGGCGAAACGAAATACGGCATCAGCAAGCGTGCCTATCCCCATCTCGACATTCCCCGCCTTACCCTGGACGACGCGCGGCAAATCTACATCGCCGACTATTGGCGCGTTTGCTCCTGCCATCTGATGCCGTGGCCGCTGTCGCTGTTCGTCTTCGACTGCGCAGTCAATCAGGGTCAGCCGACAGCAAAGCGGCTGCTACAGCGCGCGCTCGGCGTGAAGGTCGACGGCGACATTGGCCCGAAGACTGTCGGCGCCGCCATCACCGCGAAACGGGAAACGCTCGCCCGCTTCATGATGATGCGCGCATTCCAATACATGATCGCCCCCAACTTTCCCCCCAACGGGCGCGGCTGGTTTACGCGCTTGTTCCTTGTCACCTTGAACGTATGA